ACAACTTGTCTAAAGGTATATACAACGAAACTTACTTTGAGAATAACCCAGAGGAGCGGGATAGGGAAGGTGTTCTTTATGGAATCGTCCTAGTAAATACAAAGACATTTGAAAGAGAGTGCATTAAGGTAGGAATAGCCAGTGGAAAAGACTGGCGGCACATTATAAAGCGTAGCAGGGGTTTCAAAGGATATGATATTCGTATTCAAAAAGTTTGGAGCAGCACTCTTTATAATGTGTGGGCACATGAACTGTACCTACATGAAATGTATAAGCATGATAAATATGTTCCAATGTTTAAGTTTGGAGGTCATACAGAGTGTTTCAAAATTGATTCGTTGATTCTGCAGGACTTTCCAAAAAATAAATCTTGACATGGAAACTGAATTTTGTTATAATATATAAATAGAAATTAAGAGAGAATACATGAAGCAAATAATCCCGCCAACAAACTGTCCATCTTGTATGACACAGCTTGAGTGGGTAAAAGACCAGCTTTTTTGTTATAACTCCGATTGCTCTGGCAAAACGAGTAAAAAGATTGAGCATTTTGCTTCTACTCTCAAAATCAAAGGTCTCGGACCTCGCACAGTAGAAAAACTAAAGATATACTCTATCTTTGATTTATACGAGCTTCCATTAGAAATAATGATTGAGGCTTTGCAATCCGAAAAACTAGCAGTCAAGTTGCATAGAGAAATAGAAAACAGTAAGCAAGCTGATTTAGTTGAATTACTACCAGCTTTCTCTATAAAACTTATTGGGCGTACCGCCTCAGCCAAGATTTGCTCTAAGATAAAGAACATACTCGATATCAACGAGGATACTTGCGCTGAAGCAGGTCTCGGCCCAGCTGCTACCAATAACTTACTAGATTGGTTAATAGAAGATTTTACCAATGGATATGATAGATTACCTTTTAGATGGCAACAACTAACTAAAATAGAAGAAAAAAGTGCTGACAAAGGAATCGTTTGTATTACAGGTAGACTGAAAAGCTATAAAACAAAAGCAGCCGCTACACAATACTTAGAAACAAAGGGCTATCTTGTTAAAAGCAGTTTAACGAAAGATGTAACTATCCTAGTAAATGAAAGTGGAATTGAATCCGCAAAAACACAAGCAGCCCGAGAAAGGGGTGTTATCATAATAACAAACTTAAAAGAAATATAGGAAACTAAAATGGCATTACCAAAATGGACAGACGAAAGAACACAACAACTTGTGGACTTCGTAGGAAGTGAGTCACCTATCTCACAAGCAACAGTAGCTAACGCTGCTGAAGAATTAGAAACTTCTACAAGAAGTGTCTCTTCTAAGCTAAGAAAAATGGGTCACGATGTAGAACTTGCATCTTCAGTATCAAACAGAACTTTTTCTGAAGACCAAGAAGCTACTTTATCACAATTTGTATCTGACAATTCAGGTCAGTACACATATGCAGATATCGCAGCATCTTTTGAAGATGGAGCATTTTCTGCTAAATCAATACAAGGCAAAATTCTATCAATGGAATTAACAGGCCATGTAAAACCAGCTGAGAAGCCAGAATCTGTTAGAACTTACTCTCCCGAAGAGGAAGCTACATTTACTTCAATGGTAAATGGTGGGTCTTTTGTAGAAGAAATTGCAGAAGCTCTAGGCAAATCTGTTAACTCTATCAGAGGAAAAGCTCTTAGCTTGCTAAGAAGTGGCGATATTAACGCTATTCCTAAGCAAAAAGAAACTAAAGGTTCTAGCAAAGCTGACCCTTTAGCGGAAGTTAGTGATATCGACAGCATGACTGTTGAAGCGATTGCTGACGAAATTGGCAAAACCGTAAGAGGCGTTAAAACAATGTTGACTCGTAGGGGTCTAACTTGTGCTGACTACGACGGCGCTGCAAGAAAAGAAAAAGCATCTAGCTAATTTTTTCTTACTAGGGCAGAGGATTATCTCTGCCCTATTTTTTATTATCTGGGAGGGTAGCTTTGAATCTAACTTCAGCTCTGTTGAAGCAAATTATATCGCAAGAAGATTTTGAGTCTTGGGGCAACCTTAGAATTAATTATCTTTCTGCCGAGTATCAGTCCTTACATAAGGTCATGGATACTCACATTAAAAATTTCAGTAAGCTCCCCTCTTTTGATGACCTCAAACTATCCATTCGTGATAGAAAGCTACAAGAAAAAGTATTCGCAATCGAAGCTGTCGAGGTAGATATCGACGCTTGGGTTTTGCTTGAGTATCTAAAAAATGAGTACACACAAGTAGAAATACTAGATGAATTAGATAAATTTATTGATAAAACTGTAGCTATATCTTCGGCAGAAGAAAATGTAGAAGCAATCCAACAGATTGTTTTAGACATAGGCGATAAAGTAGACCTAAAAGCTCCCGAAGAAAATATGCAGACAATTCCTTTGTTTGACTCCGAGAAAGACCTCAAGAAGTTCTTACCTCTTGGCCTCAATGATGATTATGACCAGACCTTAAAGTTTTCTCCCAGAGACCTTATACTGGTTGGTGGTCGTAGAGGTGCAGGTAAGTCTATAACCTGTTGTAATATTGCTAACAATGTTTATGAACAGGGTAAGAGTTCTATTTACTTTACCATAGAAATGGACAGTCGTTCTATTCTACAAAGAATGTGCGCTTTAGGCGCTCGTATTCCAATCTCTAGGCTTGCTACTAGAAACTTGACCACCGCTGAGTGGGATAGAGTAGCAAACTGGTGGGCAGGAAGGTTTAGTGGTGGAGTCGATTTACTACCAGAATTTAAACACACAAGGGATTTTGATGCATTCCATAATAAACTTCAAACTAAACCATTAAACGATGGTCAACTTGATGTTGTTTATGACCCGATGCTTACTCTTTCTCGTATTCGACAAGAACTAGAAAGCAAAGTATCCCAGCGGGACTATGGAGTTATTGTAGTTGATTACTTAAACCAAGTAAAACGCTCCAATGCTCCTAGTCGCTCAGGACAATATGACTGGACGGAGCAAATTGAAGTAAGTAAGACTCTGAAAAGTATTGCACAGGAGTATGAAATTCCTGTGTTTGCCCCTTACCAAACTGATAGCACAGGTGAGGCAAGATTTGCAAAAGGTATTCTTGATGCAGCAGATGCAGCCTTTACACTTGAAACATGGTCGCCTGAAGATGAGGCAATCACATTCAACTGTACTAAAATGAGAAGTGCTAAAATGGAAGGATTTACAAGTGTAATGGACTGGGAAACATTAAAGATAGGCCCGCAGTCTACAATGAATCCTAAAGATAAAGAAGATATAAAAGATAGCCTATCAACAGGAGAAGATATACATGACGCGATATAATGAAAGCGACAAGCCACATAAATATAAAGGGTGGTATTGGTGTTCGGAGCGTAAAGAGTTTTTTCGCTGGACAGAATTTATTGAGGGAATGAAGAAAAATGACTGAGTACAACGACTTAATAAAGAAAAAAGCTAAACAACTTGAAGCAGAAGAATGGGGAAATCAAGTAAAATACATACACGCTTGTAATGATATACTAGAAGTTGCATACAACAATGGTATTACAAAGTATGAACAAATATCCACAGGTAAAAAATGGACTGAAGGAGAAAAAGAAAAGAAAAAGACACTACTTGAGTCTTTCGGTAAGTGGGTAGCAGACCAGCGTGGCAAGTGATAGAATAGGACAAAAGTCCGCAGAATTAGTAGGAGTACCGCCTTTTGAGATAAGGCAGGTAACAACAGACTTTATATTAGAACAACCTCAAGTTGCGGATAATATAATGCAAGTACCCCTAAACAAAAAACTAATGTATAGTATTAAAGAGAATGGAATTAAGAATCCACATCTTTGTATGAAGCAGTGGTACCCACTCGCTGGTAGTCAAAGACTACGAGCAGTGGCACAAATAAAGAAATACAATCAAGACTTTAACTTGAACATAACTGTTCATAGATTTTTAGAAGATTGGCATAATTGTTTTTATCTTTGGCCTGATGAGGAGTTTAGGAGTAAAGCTATTGCTATATGGTTTCAAACCCAAGAAGTAGTGTTTAAATCTCTTTACTACAAAGAGAATGAAGATAAAGACGGAACATTAATGACCGAATATGAAGATATCGGTGAACAACTAAAATGGAAAAGAGATGGAAAAACTGGAGCAAATACTGTTGAATCTTAGTCTAGCAGCCTTTCCTTTCTTAGTAATATTCCTCATAGGAGCAATGGTACTAGGATAATGAGAGTAGACGAGCTTTTACAAGAACAACGAATTGAGTTCAAAGTCTCAGGTAGAGACTTTGTTGTTAAATGCTTAAGCCCTGACCACGAGGACAGCAATCCAAGTATGCGTATTGATAGTATCACAGGCATATTTAATTGTTTTTCTTGTGGTTTCAAGGGTAATGTCTTTAAACATTTTGGTGCTGCAGCTAACTTTCTAGAGATTAAGAGACAAAAGTTGAAAGAGTCTATAGATGAAAAGCGTTCAGCAAATAGAGGTTTTGAGTTCCCCAAAGGTTTTTCGCCTTACGTAGGCAACTGGCGGGGTATTCGACCCGAAACATATAAGCACTTTGAAGCTTTTATGCATCACGAATCACAATTTAATGGAAGAATAGTATTTCCAGTTCGTGATATAACAGGAAAGGTGGTAGCCTTCAATGGTCGACATATGACCATGACTGAGATACCCAAATATCTCATCTACCCTCCACAAGCAAGGCTACCACTTTTTCCTTCTTCAGTTCCTACAATAAAAGGTAGGGTAATACTGGTAGAAGGAATATTTGATATGATAAATCTTTATGATAAAGGTTTAGCAAATGCAATTTGTTGCTTTGGCACAAGAAATGTAGACGCTGAAAAGCTAGCCATTCTCAAAATGCAAAATGTGGAAGGAGTAGATATAATGTTCGATGGAGATGAAGCAGGGCAGAAAGCCGCAGAAGAAATAAAAGGGTTAGCAGAAAGAGTAGGACTAACTTCCAGAAACATTAACTTAGGTAATAACATAGACCCAGGCGGTCTACCAGAGTTGAAGGTTACTCAACTAAGGAGAAGGTTATATAGTTCTTGACATCGCGTTTAGAATTTGATATAATATATATAATAAAAAAGGGAAACAAATGACAAATATAGCATTAATAGAATCTAAAACCAGTAGAACTAACTGGGAAGAAAGATTTGATAATAATTTTGAAATAGAGAGATTTGCTCTGTGTTCAGACCATACCAAGAAGAAAATTCTAAAGGCAGATGTTGACATAGAGATTGATACTCATGCATACGACTGGATAATTGTCGTAGGCTCAGAGGCACTTAAGTTTTTTACAAGTGTTAACTCTATAACAGAATATAGTGGTAAGTGTGTAGATGATAAGTATCTACCTGTAATAAACCCAGCTATGTTGTCATTTAAACCTGAAGCAAAACCTTTATGGGATAAAAGTAAGAAAAACATTATTGATTACATAAATGGAGAACTAAAGCAACAGAAACTAGATGAAGATAAGTGTTATGGTATTCAAGATACCGCTAAACTCCATAAGTTTTTGCAAGATGCTTTAGACCACCCAAATCAATTTGTAGGTCTTGACTCAGAAACAACAGGACTATATCCTAGAGATGGGTATATGCTTGGTATGAGTATATCATATGAGAAAGACCACGGCGCTTACATAGACACAGAGTGTGTAGATGAAAAAGCAGAACAGATGCTACAAGAACTTTTCAATAAAAAGACTATAGTATTTCATAATGCTAAGTTTGACTTGGCTTTCTTTGAGTATCACTTTAACTTTTCATTTCCTAAATTTGAAGATACAATGCTACTGCACTATTGCTTAGATGAAGTACCAGGAGGTCATGGTCTTAAGCAACTTGCTATGGAGCATACTCTTTATGGAGATTATGAGAAACCTATGTATGACTGGATAGAACAGTACAAGAAACAACATAGAATACTCAAAGCAGACTTTCAATGGAGTTCTATACCCTTTGATGTAATGAAAGTATATGCGGCAATGGATGCAGTAGTAACACTTCTAGTATTTGAAAAGTTATACCCAGCAGTTAGAAAGAATGCAAAACTGTTTAGTGTATATGAAAATATACTTATACCTGGCTGTAGAATGTTGACAGATATTCAGGATAATGGTGTGCCTTTCGATAAGATGAGGCTACTAAAGGGTAGAGACTTGATGCAAAATGATATTGATGAAGCAGTAGCAAAACTATACGAGTTTCCTGCTGTTAAACAATTTGAAAAAGCAAAAGACAAAGAATTTAATCCAAACAGTACAGTACAGCTTAGGTCACTACTGTTTGATTTTGTCGGGCTAAAACCCACAGGCAAAAAGACTGGCACAGGTGCAGATTCAACAGATGCAGAAGTGCTAAAAGAACTAGGAGAGCAACACGAAATTCCTAGACACATTCTTTCTATTAGGCAAAAGTCTAAGATTAAGAATACTTATTTAGATAAAATCTATCCACAGTTAGATAAAGATAGTAGATTGCGTACAGGCTTTAATTTGCATGGCACAACATCAGGTCGTTTATCTTCTAGTGGCAAAATGAATATGCAACAAATTCCTAGAGATAATCCTATTGTGAAAGGCTGTATCAAAGCTGCTCCAGGACATAAGATTGTTGCAATGGACTTAACAACTGCAGAAGTATATGTGGCTGCTGTATTGGCTGATGATAAAAACCTTATGAAAGTATTTCAAGATGGTGGTAATTTTCACAGTAACATTGCTAAGTTAGTATTTAACTTACCTTGTGAGGCAGATGAAGTTGCAGAGCTTTATCCTACAGACAGACAAGCTGCAAAAGCTGTTACTTTCGGTATTATGTATGGTGCTGGAGCTAACAAGATATCTCAGCAAGTTAGTACAGATTCAGGTACTTTCTTTAGTAAAACACAGGCTCAAGAAGTTATTGATGATTACTTCAAACAGTTCTTTAAACTCAAGAAGTGGATAGATTTATCTAGTAAGTTTATTATGGATAATGGATTTATTTATGGTGCTACTGGCAGAAAGAGAAGATTACCAAATGTTAAATCTGACAATCAAGGAATACAAAGTCATGAAGTCAGGTCAGGTATGAACTTTTTAGTTCAGTCGGTGGCTTCTGATATTAACTTACTAGGTGCTATAGATATGAACGCGTATATAAAAAGTACAGGCATGAAGTCTAAAATTTTTGCTTTAGTTCATGACTCAATTCTAGCGGAAGTACCAGAAGATGAAATAGAACATTACTCAGAAAAATTACAAGGTTTCATACAACAGGATAGAGGGTTTAGTATACCAGGCACACCAGTAGGCTGTGATTTTGATGTACATGATGACTACTCTCTAGGTAAGTTTGAAGCTAAATATGATATATGATAAAATAAAATTCCCCATCTTTGTACTACACACAGACGATATAATGCTCATAGATGGTATATTATGGATAGAAAACCAAGTGTTAGATGATACTAACATGAAAGGAGAAACTTTAGGCATGAGAAGAATACAAACGCCAATGAAAAGTATATATCCTTTAAAATCTATGATTAAAAGTATTAGAGGTTATCTTGAACATCAAGGTAAGTATTATATAGATAGTACTGGAAAATGGTTTGTCAAAAATAAAAATACTAAAGCTCCGCTAAAATATCACAAAATAAAACGAGTAGACCAAAGAATTGTTACAAGCGTGTTGTGGATAAAAGGCTGCCCATACCCTTTTGATATAGACAGACCCTTGGCGGGTAGCGAAGCATGGGCAGGCATGCTATACAGAGATGGAGCTCCTTGGTTAGTTTATGATACAAGTCCTACAAAGAAGAAGGATTCTTGGAGAAAGATATGAAGGCAGTTATAAGCGACAGAATTTATATAGAAGTACTGCCTGCACAACAGAAAAAGATTGATGACGAACTTACGTATGCCATACCTTCGTTTAAGTTCGGTGACCCACCACTCATTATAAAAAATATGGCACTTATAAGACAGGGATTGGTAGCTATACCGGTGGGCAGAATAGACCTAATCCCTGCAGACCACGAAGTAGTAGATAAGAGAGTAGTAAAACCAGTAGACTTCCCCAAGTTTAATTTGACATTAAGACCAAGCCAACAATCAGTATATGATGAGATTGGAGATGGCGGCATTATTAACGCTTGGGTAAGTTGGGGTAAGACATTTACAGGTCTTGCAATAGCTGGCAAACTAGGACAAAAAACATTAGTAGTTACCCACACTTTAGCTCTAAGAAAGCAGTGGGAGGATGAAGTAGAAAAAGTATTTGGATTTAAAGCAGGAATTATAGGTAGTGGAAAATTTGAACTTGATAAGCAAATCGTTATTGGGAATATACAGAGTTTGTATAGAAAGATTCCAAAAATTAGACAAGAGTTCGGTACTCTTATTCTTGACGAAATGCACCATTGTAGTGCTCCTACTTTTTCTAGAATTATAGATAAAAATTGTGCAAGGTATAAAATAGGACTTACAGGAACATTACAAAGAAAAGATGGTAGACATGTAGTGTTTCGTGATTACTTTGGAGATAATGTTTTAAAACCACCAAAGGAAAACTTTATGATGCCTAAAGTTCATATCCTACCCATGGCTATAAGGTTCATGGACGGAAATGGAATACCTTGGGCCAATCGAATAAATGAGTTAGCCTACAACCCAGAGTATCAACATTCTGTGGCTATGACTGCATCATCGTATGCGGCCAAAGGTCATAAAGTGTTAGTAGTATCTGATAGAGTAGACTTCCTCAGGAACTGCGCGGAACTCACTGGTGATAGCGCAGTTTGTGTAACGGGCAAAATCCATCACGAGGATAGAGCCGATATAATTAATCAGATTTTTGAGGATAAAAATGTTCTGTATGGGACACAGTCTATCTTCTCTGAGGGTATTTCTTTAAATATTCTTAGCTGTTTAATATTAGCAACACCAGTAAATAACGAGCCGTTACTTACACAGCTCATTGGAAGAATAATTAGAGATTACGAAGGAAAACAACAACCCGTAGTAGTAGATATTAATTTAATTGGAAAGACCGCAAAGAGGCAGGCTAGTTTACGACTAGGCTACTACCTCAAGCAGGGTTATGAAATATCAACCTTATAAGGACCTCCGAAAAATATTACTTGACATGGGTTTAAAAAATTGTTATAATATATGATAAAATATAATTGGGAAAAGATAAATAGTGAGACCAAAGGAGATTCAACTTCTATACTTACTATCATTCATTTATTAACTTATAAGAGAATCCCTGCTAGTAGAAAAGACAACACCTATAAATATTTTGGGAAGTCGTTCGTCGGTGATAGTTTTTTGCTAAACCCTCGACAATTACTAGCAGAGCGAAGAAATTATAGCAATAAAGAAGCTGCGGAGTATATCGCAGTAGCTTCGTACCGAAATTATTTTAATTATAAACAAACAGGACAAACAACACTAGAGTTGATACATTTGCCTGTAACGACAACGATAGTAAATCGCAACAGATTGCTTCGGATAGAGAATGGTCTAGTACACTTTCTATTTGAAGATAACGCTAAATGGAGAACATAAATGGCAATAAAATTTAATCAGGCTCAAGGGTCTGCAAAGAAAGATAAAATCGACCAGTACACTTACAAAGAAGGAGACAACAAGTTTCGTCTAGTAGGAGATATACTGCCGAGATATGTTTACTGGATTAAAGGTGAAAATGGTAAAAACATTCCTATGGAGTGCTTAGCTTTTGACAGAAATACAGAAACATTCAATAACAAGGAAACAGACCACGTAAGGTCTTTCTTTCCTGACTTAAAATGTGGTTGGGCATATGCTATTCAAGCTATTGACCCGACTGATGGCAATGTAAAAGTTGTTAATCTAAAGAAAAAACTAATGGAACAAATTATGGTAGCTGCCGAAGATTTAGGCGACCCAACCGACCCTGAGAATGGGTGGGACGTTTGCTTCCAAAGAGTTAAAACTGGACCTATGGCATTTAATGTCGAGTACAGACTACAAGCACTTAAGTGCAAACCAAGACCTCTTACAGAAGAAGAAGTAGCAAAAATTGCTGATATTCGTTCTATGGACGATGTCTTGCCAAGACCAACAGCAGATGCTCAGCTTGAGCTTTTGCAAAGAGTAACACAACCTTCTGATGGTGCTGAAGCTCCTTCAGATGTTGATTCAGAGTTCAGCATTAGCTAGGAGAAAAATTATGTTTGATTATACGATAGGAGACAAATTCCCAGACTTTTCAGCAGTAGCTGTTGATATTGATAATACACTTATTGATATTGATGTGCTTCAAGAAAATATGTGGAGTGTAGTTTATTTCTACCCAAAAGATTTTACATTTATTTGCCCAACAGAAATAGCTGATATGGATAGATTGTTACTTGATGCTGATGTATTAGGATTTAGTCCTGATAATGAGTATTGTAAATTAGCTTGGAAAGAAAGTAATGATATTATAAGAAATATCCAACACCCTTTATGCTGCGACGCAGGTAGTGAACTTGCAAAAGACTTAGGTGTTTATAATGATAAAGAAGGAGTTCCTTACAGAGCTACTTACATTATTGACCCTGAAGGAGTAATTCAACACTACTCAGTCAATGCACTTGACACAGGAAGAAATGCAGAAGAAATACTAAGGACACTAAATGCTTTGCAAAGTGGTGGACTTACAGGTTGCTCATGGCAGCCAGGAGATGACTTCGTAGGGTGATTTTATTTACAGCAGATTGGCACATTAAACTCGGACAAAAGAATGTCCCTATGGCATGGGCATGTACTAGATACAAGTTGTTTTTCGAAGCTATTCATGAGCTAGAGAAAGACGAAGATATCAGTATGCACATTATTGGTGGAGATTTATTTGACCGTGTTCCTTCAATGGACGAAATTACACTTTACTTTGATTTTATCAAAGATGTAACTATACCTACCATTATTTATGATGGTAACCATGAAGCAACAAAAAAGCACAAGACATTCTTTAGTAATCTAAAGAGAGCGACATCTGATGTAAATCCTTTAGTTGAAATTGTAGATACAACCACAGAATATATATGGGGAACTATACTACCTTATGCAGACTTGCATAGAAAAGGTGGTATAGAGTTCTGCAATACCAACAAACCTTTGTACACACATGTAAGGGGTGAAATACCCCCTCATGTAACTCCAGAGGTTGACTTGGATAGATTCAATGACTTTCCTGTAGTATACGCGGGTGACCTACATAGCCACTCCAATACGCAGAGAAATATTGTATATCCAGGTAGTCCTATGACTACATCTTTTCACAGAGATGTAGTCAAGACGGGCTATCTTTTAATTGACGAAGCTGATGACTCTTGGCATTGGGAAGAATTTAATTTACCTCAATTATTGAGAAGAACAGTAGAAAGTGAAGATGAAATGATTGCAACAGATTTTCACCATACTATCTACGAGATAGAGGGTGATGTAGCTGATTTGGCTAACATCAAGAACTCGGAACTCTTGGATAAGAAAGTAGTAAAACGAAGTACAGAAGCTACACTTAATCTTAAAGAGATGTCAATGGAAGAAGAACTGGTAGAGTACTTAAGTGCTATACTAAATTTAAATGATGAAAAAATTAAATCAATAATGGGAGTGTTTAATGATTATTCTAAAGAAGCTACGCTGGGATAACTGTTTCAGCTATGGCCAAAATAATACTCTTGACCTTAATGACAGCAACCTCACCCAACTTGTTGGGACAAACGGAATGGGTAAGTCTTCCATTCCGCTTATTATCGAGGAAGTCCTATTCAATAAGAATAGTAAGGGGATAAAAAAGCAAGAAATACAAAATAGATTTGTCAACAATGGCTATTCTATTAATCTTACCTTTCAGGTAGATGAAGATGACTATGAGATTGATGTATCTCGTAAGGCATCTATAAAATGTAAACTGTATAAAAATGGAGATGATATTTCCTCTCATACTGCTACGAATACTTACAAGACAGTTCAAGAACTACTTGGGCTTGATTTTAAGACTTTTACGCAACTTGTTTATCAGAATACAAATACATCATTACAGTTCCTAACTGCAACAGATACAAATAGAAAAAAGTTTCTCATTGATTTGTTAAAGCTAGAAGAATATGTAGAGTTCTTTGAAATATTTAAGGACGCAGCTAGAGAAGTTTCTTTTGAAGTCAATGCTTTGAACTCTAAGTCTGATACAATAGTGAAATGGTTAGAAGAAAATAAATTAGAGAGTATAGACATACTTCCTATCTTAGATTTACCAAAACCATCGGAAGAAGATGAGAAGACTTTAAGGCAATTACAAAGCGATTTTGAAAAAATTTCGGAAAAAAATAAAAAAATTATAGATAATAATTTTATAAAAGAGCAACTGGCAGACCTAGAGAAGCAGGGTCATTTGGAACCTGTAGGAGAGGAGATATCCTTGACCGCTATGCTGCAGCAACAAGGAACCTTCGGTTCCAAGATAGCTGAAGCCCAAGCGCATTTGGATAAACTCTCGGAATTACATGGACAATGCCCAACTTGTGAGCAGGAAGTAGATGATGAAAAAGTGGAGGAACTCAATCAAGTTTACTTCAATCAGAAAACGATTGCGGAAAACGAAACAGAATTACTGAAAGGAAAAATTGCGGAAGCAAAAGAACATAATAAACTGGTGGTAATTCAGAAAAACCAGCAAAGGCAGAAGGAAGATTATATTCGTGATTTGGACGGTAGTCTTCCCTCTACAATTTTAGATGGTGACGAAATTTCTGCCTCGATTGACGAACTTTCTTCTAAATTGAGAAATATACATAGTGAGATAAATAGAATAAGTGAGGAGAATATGAAGGCGGAACGCCATAATACTCGTATCTCTATTATTCAGGAACAATCTGATGGTATGGAGTCTCAACTGGAAGAACTCGTCGCAGCTTTGGGTAAGGTAGAAGAAAAATCTGCTCATCTCGAAATACTCAAAAAAGCATTTAGTACAAACGGACTACTTGCATATAAGATTGAAAATCTAGTAAAAGACTTAGAAGATTTGACAAATGAGTACTTATCTGAACTATCTGATGGTAGATTCAGTCTTGAGTTTGTTGTTACAAATGATAAACTCAATGTAGAAATAACTGACAATGCAAAGATAGTTGATATACTTGCGCTGTCTTCAGGTGAACTTGCAAGAGTTAACACCGCAACATTACTAGCAATACGAAAACTTATGAGTAGTATTTCTAGTTCAAGGATTAATACATTATTTCTTGATGAAATAATAAGTGTACTAGATGATGAGGGTAAAGAGAAATTAGTAGAAATACTACTTGGAGAAGAACTAAATACGTACTTAGTATCGCATGGTTGGACTCACCCACTTCTAGCAAAGATTGAGGTAATCAAGGAAGAAAATATTAGTCGTTTGGAGTAATATGGTTCATAAAGAAGGTGATACCTTTTGGTATCATGAGTGTCAGCACTCAAACAAAAAAGTGTACTTGCCAATAGGCATGAAGTGTCCTGACTGTGTACTAGAAGAAATGGATAGTATACAAAAGGCTAAGCTAGAACAAGCAGAGTATCTAAATAACATCGAAGGAAAAGACTGATGGAACAGAAGGAAATTCGTTATGTAGGATATCACTTTGTGATTTCTAAGAACGGAAATATCTTTTTAGATAAAGATATAGACAGCTTAAAGTTTGTTGAAGTAGGAACAACCTTTAAATTAGTACAAAAAAATAATAACTTAATATTTAAAAAGATTAAAAATGGTAAATGCAAGACAGAAAGGAACTAAAGCAGAAAAAGAAGTAGCAGCAATGCTCAAAAGACATACAAACCTAGATTTTATACAGACACCTGGAAGTGGAAGTGGTAAAATTAAGGGGGATTTGTATGTCGAAAATAAACATAACCTATTCCTTATAGAAGTAAAACACTATAAGGATATGGGTTTCACTCACAAGATATTTACTCAGAAAAGTAATAATCTTGTAACATGGTGGAACAAAGCAATATTACAGGCTCAGCAAATGGAACAAGAGCCAATTATATTAATGAAACAGAATTATTCAAATTGGTTTGTAGTAACAACACGCAAACCAATAGTAGAAAAACGATATATGTACATAAACTGGCTCGGTGCATATATAATGAATGCAGAAAAGTGGCTAGAAAACGAAAAATTGGAATTTACAAATGGCGATAAACTTCTCAAGCCTTGGGAACCCGATCCAGAATGGGAACTTACTAATAGTTGATGGTCTAAACGTAGCCTTTAGGTGGAAGCACTCTAAACAGCTCGAGTTTAAACACGACTATGTAAGAACAGTAGAGAGTTTGGCAAAATCTTACAACTGTGGAAACATAGTAATCCTTGCCGATGGTGGAAGTACCTATAGAAAAAATATCTATCCCGATTATAAAATGAATCGGAAGGATAAGTATGCGGAACAAACACCGCAAGAAAAAGCAGAGTTTGCCCAGTTTATGGGTGAGTTCTCAAATGCCTTTACTCAATTAGAGAAAAAAGGACATTTAACAATTAGACAAGACGGCTTAGAGGCTGATGACTTGGCTGCATGGATTTGTGGCAAAAAAGAAGAATTTGGAATAGGAGAGATTTGGTTAATATCATCTGATAGAGACTG